CATTCCGCACCGTTTGTTATGGAGTTGTCTCTCCACCACCGCAGCGCGCGATTATGTTCTCCTTGACGACACCGTCCTCACCTCACGGTGGGGTGATGCCCTTGGGAGACGGGATTTCTAACGGCACTTGAATGGGAAGTTTCATCCCACCCCTGCTTTCGAGAGGAGTGCGCTCGTCCTTGCGGGACGCACCCATACCGTCACATCTGCACACTGCTTTAGATCACTCAGGGCGAGTGTATCGCCCAATCAATTGGCTACGAGGCCCAACACGTCGTAGGGAGTAGAGGTCACGAAAACCTCAATGTCAAACAAGTCGACACCCCACGACATGTAGGTTGCGCAATCAACGGTCAGCCCAGCGACGTAATCGCCGGACGTATTCACCGCAGCCAGCACAGTGAAACCCGTTCTTTGCACCTCATCAATACCAATGTAGGAACGGCCCATTGTCCCAACTAACTCGTAGAGAGTGGTGAGACCGGTTTGTGAACCGTACAAAGGCGTTATGCCTTGTCCACCATTAAACTCGTTGTTGAAAATGATTACCACGAAGATCATGATGACATCACCCGTGCGACTGGACCGACCGTTGGCCGGTCCAATACGTATTTGTCCCCCAGGGGTGAACGACACATAAAGTGTCCCGTCACTTGAGTCGAACTTGTCCGCCTCAAAGGGTAAGTCGCTGGAGCAACCAACCCACTTAGAGTACAGCCATTTCGGCCCAACCTGGATCCAATCGTAATACACCACAGCTCCACTAGGAAGTTGGGCTACTTCCTAAAAGTCTGAAGTCTCAAAAGGCTCCATCTCAACGATAAGGTTGTACTGATCGGACGCCACACCAGTGCAAGAGCCAAAGGTGAGTGTGAACCCATCCGTGTTCACAGGCAACACGTAGTCAATTACGGTCACCGCTGTCGTTTCAGTATCAGCTCCTTCGTCGCTTTGTCTCCAATACACGGTTGTTGACCCGACGCTGTCCGCCTCACCTCCCGCGAGGGAGGTGCCTAAGGACGTTGCCGCAACCGTGATTGTTGGACTAACACGCGAGCCTGAAGCCCCAGTGTGATTATGAGTCACACGGAGGCGGGCCCGCCCGACGAGCGGGCGACACGTGAAAGTAGCGACATTCTCGTTGGTAGCCACCACACTACCCGATACCTTCGTAGAGAAGTTCTCAACGATAGTGGCGGCGGTCCCGATTGCGTGCCCAGCACTAGCCACGGTACCTTGGAAGGTAGCCCGGCAAGTGGGGAACTCCGAATCACGCATAATCGGGTTAAAGAGCTTAATGCGATATCTAACTTTCAGGGCACCTACGCGAACGCTGGTGCCTTGTAGACCGTAGGTCCCAACGAAAACATCACAAAGATCGTAGAAAGCCTTACCCGCAGCATCTGGGTCACTCTGTGAGACGTAGAGTGACTTCGCGCCACGCAGGTTACGCTTGCATTCGATACCAAGCATTGGGGATTGACTCACCTTACAGTATACGGAATCATTAGCATTTTCTAACTCCATAATGGAGTCCCAGTCGCGCGCGTACGTGTTGTACTGCGCCGCCAGGATAACGGTTCCGAGCGAGTTATCGCTCGAGGATACCATCTCACCTGCTGATGACTCAACGTAAAACTGCATCCCAAGAGGCTCCCACGATTCATAGCCAAGGGCCACGCTGCTTCCCCAAGGGAAAACACCGTAATTACCGGGATTAACCCGGAATTTCTGAATCGTAGGCAGCTTTGCGGTTGCGTTACTGACAATGAACGCGACGGTTTCTTCGCGCTCAATGACAATGCTATTCGCGACACTAATCCTGCCCTTGTAAGAGCTGGAGAAGTTGCGCGAAAACACATAATCCCCACTACCGGTGATGCGGCCTCCGGTAGCAGTGGCCATGCCCTGCTTGACCCCCCTAATCAGCTCCGACTTGAACTGACTCGCCATGGCCTTCGCTTCGGCCTTGATTTGAGGGTCATTGGCGATTCTTTTGCCGGCTTTCTTTATCGCCCTGCCGGCTTTCTTTAGGGCTTTCTTCACGCCTTTTCCCATCCAAAATAGTACACGACGTAAAAGAAGAAAGTATAGTACAGTAAAACACCGACCACACACAATGATGCGAGAACCAAATCCAGGTTGATTCGGTCTCAAAACCCGCTGCCCACGATCAACGGGCCAACCAGGCCAGCAGCCTGGAGCCAACCAGATGACCACAAGAGGTCGTTGCCTTTAGACAACAACGGGTGGTGACGCACGACCGTCAACCACTGACCATACCTCTCGACCGTGGGCTGGTCTCCGAGAACGGAATAAACGCTTTTCCAAAACCCTTGAGGAGACGCCCAACGACGGCCGTCGGCATAAAACGTGTGCGAGCAGAAGGAAAAGAGCTCACCCTCACCCAACTCCTCCTCCTTATAGTTGAACCCCGCGGCAACAAGGGCCGCGCGATACAAAGGCTTGCGCCCTCTCAACACATTGCACACGTCATCGTCACCCATGGTCATGATGGGAATGGAAATTGGCTCATTGAACCAAACGCAGGGGAGTAGGTCCATCATGGCACGATCGTCAGAGTTACCATCAGCCGTTTCCAGCCTACCGGTGACTTGGCGAACACGCCAGAACAAACCATTCTCAACCCTAGCATACCAAACCCCCCAGGGGAAGACCAAGGGCGACTCAACAAGAGCGTGCTCAAAACGTAGAGCACAACGCGTCCATTCACAGTCCGACTTGAACCTTTGACGGTACGTTTGGAGGGCCACACGCGCTCGTTGCATGGGAAGAGTAACGCAATCGTCGAAGTTGCCTACATCATTCGAGTCCAAATCATAGCGGACATGCCGCTGAGATCGGACCCATGCTTCGAGCTTTCGCAGCCCATCATCATGCAAGCCCATGCCGGGCTTCTGCACACGTGCCTCATGGCTTTTGATGGTATGATCCACCAAATGACCAAAGATCACGTGCTCCGCGATGATCCAGTGCAACGGCAGGTTGGTGATTTGTCTGCAGCCCTTGCGAGCTACCTTCTCCTCCGGCAGATCCTCCCTCTTCCCAAAGACCCGAAGGCCAAGGGAAGGGCGATCACCACCGTTAAGACACCAATCCAGCACCTCCAATGTCGCCAAATAGAGCTGCCAGGGGTAACAATCCACCACTGCTTGATTCGTCGCACACCCCAAATCCATCCAAGGTAAGCCGGGTGTGGAACTGGCCACCACACCTCGCTTCAACACTAACAAGAACTCAACAAACCCGAAATCACGTAACCCACCATCCTGCCCCCAGAAAACGCCGGTATCCACACACACCTCACGACGCAGATTAACACCTGCGACTGTCACCATTGCTGGCAACGTCTGCTCGTGATCCCACAACATCTTGGCGCACTTCAACCACATCTCACGACACTCTTTCTCATCTACGGCATTGCCGGGCTCAGATGACCACGGCACTTGACCACGCATGCGGGACGCGCTGTACCTCAGGGATTTTGCAACCCCTGCTGAGCTGGTGTCGGAGGAGCAGTAGCCACCGACTGCTTCTTCTTGTGTTTGCGCTTTGATTTGGTAGGCGGTTTTGGCTGCGACTCCGCCGTACTCGCGGGGCTTGCCTTTTGCGCAAGCAATGAGTCCAATTTCCGTGAAATCATACTCACTGAGCTTTTCAGCTCCTCCAACGAACGGTCGGACTCCAGACTGCTGGAGGAGTCGCGCCGCGGTACCGGCAAATTCGGCTCTGGGCATGCTCCTGAGGCTTCGGGGCCCTTCGGGAAAGTTTCACAAAGGCGTTTGGACTCACCCTGAAGGTGGCTCTCCTTAACGACTTTGGAAACATCCACAGGTGGCCCCGTGGCCTCCAATGGATCCTCATCGGCGTGAGGCCTGACAAGGGCGCTTACGCGCACCTTACCCGCCTCTTCGCCAAGATACTGAGCCCGACCACCAATGCCCCACGCTCGCTCCTGTTTGGCAGCGAGTGTGTCACTCGTCTCCACGTTCTCTCCCTTGTCGCCCTTGCGGTGCGACAGCTTGTCCTCCCACTCTTGGTAAGACAGATGGTCGTCAAACGAACTGTCCGCATTAGTGGGGGATTCACCAGCGAGATGGCCGAGTTTCTCCTTAATGGCTAGCAGGAACGAAGCCGCGGTGCACACGTTACGCCTAGTTTCCTTAGCGAAACCGTGATGCAAACCGACGACGGCACCTCCTGCAATGACCGGGAATCCCGAGCAACCGCTAGCGGTTGAGATATCGTGGAACTTCATGGTAGGAAAACGATCCCACCAAGCATTGTCGAGGGTGCCACCAGTGTGCCATGCGTCACCGTTGGCATCACACCAGTCCACCCCCGCGAACCCCGACTTCAGGGGCTTGAGGTTTGTGGTCCTCAAGCCCAGATTAGCATACACCCAAGCCTTAGGGCGGATGACGATCACATCCTCAGCGTCGTAGACAATGGGAAAAGCCTCCTTGGTCATCTTCAACTGGGCACGAGGGCCCTTAATGACAACCTGCTCGAGGTCGTTACGGTAGTGCTTCAACTGATGGGCCGTAAGCCAAAGCAGATCACCACTACGGAAACATCCTCCGAGGAAACTTCCCTCCCCCGTCCACACGCTTGCGACGAAATCGGGCAATGCCGGCTTCGGGATGGGGGGGGAGCCAGCAACGTGCAGCTCACCAACCAACCCACCCTCATAATGCCTGTCCATTGCCTCCCCAACTCCTTGTGGGAAATTCGTGAAAATGATGTCGCCCAATCGCAACGCCTTCACGAAGACGGTGGAGTCGTGGGGGTCACGAATCCAAACCATCTTTGCCCCGCTCATGTCGATTCTGGTCTTGGTCGACATGTCTTCAGCAGTCGCCTCTGCATAAACACCAAGGTAGCGGTAAAAGTGCCAAGTCGCCGCAGCGACGGAAAACAGGAGGTGCGAGTACCAAACACGCCATAGGATGTACTTGGCAGCGGTCCAACGAATATCCACTGAAGGATCCTCAAGTTGGAACGCATCATCAAACCATCCTTCTGGCATGGTGAGCTTGTGCTTAGTGGCATGTCGCCACGACTCAAGCACCTCCTGTGCATGGAACGCTGATGCCTGCGTCTCCAAGAAACGTTTCCTCTCAACCTCCGATAAGCTCAGGTAGAACCAAGTGGCACTACCGAACCAAACCGCAAGAAGTGCGATGATCGGAAGGAGAGTTTTCAACACGACCCAAACAAGTCGGATCATGGTGACAGGCGTGGCGGCCACGCGCACAACCACTCCAAGATACGTCAGCAACACATACTGAATGTACTTGAGCGAAGCCCAGCGAAAACCGTTACGATCGAGGACGTCTAATCGTTTCATCAAGGCATCGGCCCTTGCCTTGAACGGGTTTCCCGGCAGTTTGCTCTGCAACTCGTTGAGCAAACCTTCATACTTCTCCACGAAGTCAATGTTGTAAACCATTTTGTTTCACACTTAATCAATGGCTGATCAAGAAACAGTGCTCGCTTTCAAACCACCACCGGCGGATACTTTTACGTTCGAGGGCTATGGTGAGCCCCTTCGCCTCCGGATAAATCCGGCGTATCCCCTTTAAAGGTTTGGCTGCCGTCAACAGACTGATGCCAAGAAAACCCAAAATT